ATAATTGAATGGAAATTCGTGGAGGTGCCATCGAGGAGATTGGTGTCGTGCAATGCCACTCGGTGTTTGTTGAGTGTACAGCCGTGTTGTACTGTGGAACAAAGAAGTTACCCGAAAGAGGATTGAATTGTGGTTGAGAAAGGTCTTTACCTGCATTTTCTTCGGTCCATGCAAACCATCCTCCCCAATTGGAATCCCATTCTTTACTCAGGTAAATCGACATTGCATCATAGTCTGGAAAATCTGAATGCCAGTTGACGCAGGAATGCGGAAAACCCATATAAAAAAGCGCAGAGGTCGAGGATGGTTGGTGATCGATCTTACGGCGAATATACAGGTCATCAAAGATTTCTGCGCGGATCTCTTCTGAAAAGACCCGAGACAGAATCGTACCGGTCGTGGCATACTTAAGCACATTTACCCATTTGACTTGATTGGAAGCCCATACATCACCTCCCTTTGTTTCTTCATTCCATGCAAGAATTTTATCAATCAGTGGTTGTGAAAGTACGTCACGAACGATATAAATCATTTTTTTAATCCTATGAAATCAGTGTAATAAATCGGCTCAATACAATACGGTTTAGAATTCGCCCATTTGTGTATTTAGAAAACGCCGTGACAAGCGCACGAGTGGTTTTCTTTGCGGTTTCGGTAATTTCAAACTCAGCATCTTCGATGTTCATTGTTTCCGAACGAATAAAGTAAAAGTCATCATACCCAATATTCGAAACAATCGCATGTTTGTTCTTGCGAAATTCGGCAATCTTTTGATCGATCAATTCTTTTTTCATATAACACTCCATACCATCTCGCGCATTTCGAACATTACACATATAGAAACCAATGATATTACAACCAACTCGCGCTTTGAGTAGTTTTAAAAATGCAACGGTCTGAAGCGCGGCGAACTCTGATAGCCCATGAGAAAAATGTAATCCTTCAACCGAATCAATTTCAATCGATGCTTTCGTTATCGGATCACGAAACCAAATACGCGACTTATACGATTTATACAGAATGTTTGTATTTGTTTTTACAGATTCAATTCTTTCACCAATCGCTCCACCATTACCATCAGTCAAAAACACTGTATTGACAATTTCAAGTTTGTTACGCCGTTTGAATTCAGGTAGAAGCTCAAAGGAGGTAAGTATCGCTTCATTCAAGGGTGTACCTGAAAGATTGAAAAGTCTTGGAAAACGAACATAACAATTCGAGTTTACAGGTCCTGGAAAATTCAAAAGATGTGAACCCATAAAAGTAATTTCACGATTCGACATTTTACTTGAAAAGATATTCAACAAAGAGAATCTTGAAATTGCCAATGATCCGATATTACGTTCTTGAATTTTTCCTTGAATAAAAGAAGTGGAATCAACGTTTTCTTCAATATTCAATATCGATGAGAAACCATACACTTCAAAAGGAATATTAATTTTTCTGCAAAAGAAAACTAGATTCAAAAGTTGCTTGATTGTACCGTGCATGTTTTCGTTCATCGATCCTGACCAATCGACAAAGATGACAAGCCCATGAGACTTACCGTTCGGCACTCTTGTCATACGCGCAAAGATATCATCGGTAAACCGGTATTCATGAATCTTATTCAGATTCAAATCACCAGTTTTGGAGATACGAGCGCGTGATTGTTGCCCTGCGTTTTTACGCATTTCAAATTCTTTGACAAGGTATGAAACGACCTTGTTTGACTCGCTTTTGAACTTATTGTAATTTGCAAGAATGTGAGGCAATCCATTTTTGTAATATTCATACTCTTCATTTTCTTTTTTAATTTTGCCAATCAAAATCTTGTAATCGATGATGATTTCCTCAAAGTCAATTTTCGGAATATCGCAATAGGTATTTTCCTTGTTTTCTTTTGAGTACAGTTCTTGCTCACGCTGACGATATTTTTCATCCGTGATTGAACGAAGTGTATTTGTCGAAGACGAAGGATAAGAACCATAGTCGCGCTCATTTCCTTCACCGTCTTCATCAGAATCATAATCATCAGAACCATTATCGTTTTCTAGTTCTTCATTCTCAATTTCATCGTCATCACCATAATCGTAATCATATTCATCAATGTCACCTTGAAAAGGATTGTCTTTTGAAAAAGACTTAGCTTTTCGCATTTCTTCTTTTTGGCGATCAAGTTCTTCTTTCATGAACTTTTGAATTTTGATTGCAACTTTTACGGTTTCTTCAAAAGTTTCTGCGCTTTCTACATCATCGAGAAGTTCTTGTTCATGAGAAGAGAATTCAATACCTTGTGATGCACCACCTTTGGTGTGTAGATTGATACGGTCGATAAAATTCAGATAGTTGAGGTTCTTCCCTTTGACACCAAAGAAATCCATGTCAAACAATTGACGGTAACCTTTGGTGAAGGATGCGCGAAGCCCAGGAAACTTACGCTTGATTTTTTTCTCAATACGCGCATCTTCGCATACATTCAGAATTGTACGATTGACTTTTAGGTCAACAACCGAATTGTGCCAACCTTCCAGAGGAGTTTCAAGCGCATGACCAGTTTCATGCCCGATCATCAGGTCATAAATTTCGGGAGAAAGGTTTCCGTTGAGAATTGGAATCGTCAGAATTCGATTTTTAACATCAAAACATGCTGTAGGCACTTTTCGTTGTTCAACAACGATGTTTTCGGTTGCCATCAGCTTTGCAAGAGTGGATTTTGCGTCGATCAGCATTGAAATTTCCTGAGTGAAACGTTGAAGTATAAGAAATTATACTCAAAAAACGAAAAAATGTCAAGAAATATAGAGTCTACTGTTGTTTTTTTGTCAAAGTGAAGCTTTTATCGTCTAAAAGTTCAAGTTCCAATTGATCTCCTTCTTTCCAACCGAGTTTTTCACAAAAACCGTCAGGAAAAGTGAGAATTCCATCGCCGGATCCGTCTTCCGCATCTTGAATTGTTGCAAAACCTGTCATTTCAACTTGAGGATTCACCCATTGATTGACAATTTCAGTCAAAAGTTGCCATGCCGGCACTTCAACACGTTTAAGTTCTTGAATATACATAGGATTTCTACCTTTTTTGTTTTATCTTCGCATTTTTGCAATATCTTTTGCTTCTTCATCAGAAAAAATAGGAACAGCATTAGATTTATGTAGGGTTCCAATACCGATAATCTTGGTGCCCGTGTAAACTTTTCGGTGAGCAGCCGGAGCATTGCCTATTCCGGTGTCAATCGATGGAATGTGCTGTTTCGACTCTCGCCCAGGAGGAGGTTTTGGCGTGTATGTATTAGCTTTTTGAAACATTTTAGGTTTTACCGTTGAAGTAACACCAACGCCATGCTTTTTCAGCCATGCAGCGTATTCTTCTCGCTCTTTTTTAGGAGCGAGTTTCGGCTTGGATTTACCAAGATTACCATAAATCATCATAACAAATCTCCGACAATGAGATTCTATAATATCACATTGTGCTGGTTCAAGTCAATAGCATTCTGTTGTCTTTTGGCAACAGAACAGAAAAAACTCAATAACTTTTATGTTTTGAAGGAGGTGAAGGTCCGTCAAATGCGTAACCATCTTCATCATACTGGCGCATCTTCATTTTACGAATTTCTCGATTTTCTCGCTTTCGTTTTGGTTTGCGCCCATTGTAACCATAATCATCCGAATAATCACGCTCTTGACGAAATTTTCCTACAAATTTACCCACTTAGTTCTCTCCGTTTTTCTATTAAAAGATATCTGGAATGTTTTTGCGAATGAATTTTTCTGTCAAACCTTTGACATCCAGGTTTTTTCTAAAAATGCCCATAACAATCTCCGCTTCACGAGGTTCTAGAGATTCCAACAACACAACCAAAAGCTCTTCGCTTCGTTTTGGTGTTAGTTTCTCTGCGGAAGGATTTCCTTTTTGAAAAATATACAACCTTTTCAATTCGGTGTCAAGTGATGCAAAGGAATAACCCGGTACAATATCCTGTTTTTTATATGCCCTCGGATATTCAGTATGTTTCCACTGAACCTCTGGGCGATATGCCAGTTGCAACACAAGTTTTAGAGTTGGTGTCCAATTACGAACAAGCACTCCAATTTTACTATCGACTGTGCTTTCTTTTTCAAATTCATCGAACACTTCATAAATGTTTTTACGCATTAAAATTCCTCGATTACGTCCATAAGATTTTTGAGTTTCTTCTCCATAAAATAATTAATCAACTTGGATTTTGGAGAAGGTTTATAGTTTTCAAACGCTTCAATAATTGAAGTTTGAATTTCTTTTGGTGTCATTTCAAGATCGATAAGTGTTTTGTTACGAATAAAGCCTCTTTTGATCTCTTCAGCGTAATTTTCAGAATTTTCATTCAGCAGTTCACTGAGTTTGTTTTTTGTTATGGGCTTTTGTCGTTGTTCAAGAACAAAACAATTGTCTGGTGAAAAAATATTTGGAATGCCGTCACCACGATCACCTTGAATGATCTTTTCTTTGAGTTCTGCGGTGGGATTAATGGATACAATAAACTTCTTCACCGCAGGATTGTACTGCTTTATATTTTTGTATTTTTGAAGTTGAATAAAGTCTCCGTCACTGGAAAGAATCAAAACCTTTTCGGTGCCCGAATGACGAGCAGACAGTGTACCAATGATATCATCGGCCTCTGCACCATCAACATCAAGAACACGATATGGAAAGTTTTCTTTTAATTCTTGCTTGAGACTACCAAGAATGTTGAAGATTAGATGCCAGTCAAGATCGGATTTTTCGCGGGCTTTCTTTCTTCCGGCTTTGTAATATGGAAAAAAGCTTTTTCGCCAATAAGTTTTGTTATCGCAACAAAGGACAACTTCACCATATTCTTGACGAAATTGTTTGATGTGCATCCTGAGAATATTGAGAACCAAATGTCGGACCAATCCTTCTTCGATTTTAATATTCTTTTGACTAGAAATTTGTGCCATCAAACCTGAAAGTAAAACTTGGTTTAGATCAACGAGAATCATTATATACCTTTATTTGATAATCCTAACAAGGATTGTATCAGCATTAATTCTACCTGTCAAGTTTTGTTCAACAGAATTAATTGTTGACATAAATTTTCTTAGAGAAACTTTTCCACACTTGACAAGATCGGCAAGAACCGCTTCAGGTTTTCTAACCGTTTTGTGTATTGAAGATTGTTCATTGAAATTTAGAATCGTTGTACCTTTAACAGAAAGCCCCGATTCATCAATTGAGTTATAAACACCAAGTTTACGAGTTTTGGTATTGAATACCCAAAGTTGTGAACAACCAATGATGTCGGTAGGATTCACGGATGCAATTTTATATTCAGCATCTTCTTTTTTATAGACAATCTTAGAAACGACCTTATCAACAGGTTTAACTTTTTTCTTTCTAGGTTTACGAGTCAGCTTGACATTATGTGACAGTTTCTCCGCATCAGAAATGATCTTTTTGTGATATGCAAGGTATTCCCTTAGTTCCTTTTTAGAAAAGTTTGAATAACCTTCAACCAATTGAGGATCTTTTCCTTTGACGGCTTCTTCAAGGTGTTCAATTTTAGTATTGAAGAATTTGATCACATGAGCAGCATGTGCAGCTTTAACACCCATCAATTGCATAGCTTCATAGGGTTCGATTGCGTTAAAATCACGAACAAGAAAACAATCATCGATGATACTTTCAATTTCACCAATGTATTCTTTTGACTTTTCTAAAGTCCTTTCTTGAATAGAAATTGTTGCCTTAGGTTCTACAACCTTTTTATTTTCAACTTCTGATCGGCGCTTTAGTTCTGTAAAAGAATCTTGAATCCAGTCTAGATTGGATTTCGTGAGTTTTGCTCCGCGACTTTTGATTCGGCAAACAAAACCTAAATTCTTGAAATGATCTTCGGAGAGTTTTTCGAATAGTGCAATATCTTTAGGTGAGTATTTGTTATCTTTTAGATAATCTATCGCGTATTTTTTACTTTCTTTTGTGTCACTGTGGTAATTATACCAATTAAGTGCTCTTACGACTGAACCTTCACCATTTTTCCAGGTGGGTTCACCACCTGAAAATTGTTTTTCATAGTCTTTAACGGATGTGAGTCTCATTTTTTGTCACAGATTTGATTGAATCAAGGCGAAATGAACGCCAGCCATTGTTTTCTACATCCCACACTGAAATGGTATTAGGATTCTCTACTTTTGGCAAGCTTTCAGTTAAAAGTTGTTGTTTTTCTGCAACATCAGTTTTGATGTACTCTGGAATATAGTCAGAAACAAGTGTGCAATTCATTATCCGTTCTGTTCCGTCAACTTTTGTAAAAACTACTGTGACGACCGAATTTTGAAGAATTTCTTTAAGTTCATATTTATTCATCATCTTGATTTTCCTTATCACTGTTATCAGAAACACTTTTTAAAATTTTATTCATTACTTCTTCAGAAGTGGTAGTAACCTTTGCTACAACACCATTGAAATTGTCATTCATGAGACTTTCGACATAATGTAAAGGTGAAGTTAAAATGGCTTCTATTTTTTCAGGTTCAGAATCGGATTTTTTTGGCATTAGTATGATATGATAAAAATCTCCCATTGATGAACCGGGAACTTTTTCACCTTTTTTTTTGTAATCAAATAAATTTACGACATACTCTCCATTATTTTTAAAAAACTCAATACCGTCCATTTCTTTACCACGAAACTTTTCTACAATATTAATCAATTAATTTAGCCCTTAGATGATTTTTTCTAACTCTCACCATTATCCAAGTATTGTAATATTCATTCGATTCCAAGACTTGTCTGACAAACTGTTCTTTTGCTTCAAGATAGCCACATTCTCCTTTTGATTTGCATAGAAACAAGATTTCTCTTTTGAAGTTCTCTGTTCCTAGCATTGTAACATCTTTTTGAAGTTCTGTGTTAGATCCGTAGTAAGTTTGCCAATCTGAACTTACTTTATACCTTTTTTTCTTACCTTTGACGGTTTTTGTTTTTGAAGAATAAAAGAATTTTTTACCTATGTATTTTTTACCTGTTTTTAAGTTGGTTATAAGGTAAACAAATCCATAGTTGTCTTGTATGGTTTCTTCAAAAAAGTCTTTGTCTTTATAAATCCAATTTAACGCCATTCCTCATTCTCATCGAAGTCATCCTCATCTATATATTCTTCTTCTTGAACATCTTCGATTTTTTCACCACAAAACGGGCAAAAACAAGGAACTTCTTTTGACACAAGTTCTTGTTGATAGGTCATTTCAAAAATTGATTCACATTCTATGCATTCGGCTGATATTATTTTTTCTATCATTTTTACTCCTTAAGCCCAAACATCTCCCCAGTTTCCCGAAAGAGCACCTTTTGCATAATCGGTCGCCCTGTTTTCGAAAAAATTGGTATGAGTCGGTGCGTTGATCATTTCTTCAACCCATGGAAGAGGATTTTTCTTAACTTTCATTATACCCTTGAGGCCCATACTAATAAGACGACGATCAGCAATATAGCGAATGTAGGATTTAACGTCATCAGCAGATAGATTAGGCATATCGCCCATACTAAATGCCAGATCAATAAAATGGTCTTCGAGTTCAACCATTTTTGTAGCAATAGTGTAAATTTTTCCTTTGAGATCATCGTTCCAAATTTCTTTATTTTCCTCTATATATGCCCGGAACAATTTTATCATACTTTCCGCATGAATTGTTTCATCGACAATAGACCAAGTGATGATTTGTCCCATACCTTTCATTTTACCGTTACGAGGAAAGTTAAGTAACATAATAAATGATGAGAATAATTGCATACCTTCAGTAAATGCAGAAAAGACAGCAATATGTGTTGCAGTCGATTCTTTTGTTCCATTCTTGGATGAAAGGTCCGTCACATAATCATGTTTGTCTTTCATTTGTTGATATTCCAGAAACTGATTATAAGTTGTTTCCGGTAAACCTAGTGTTTCAATCAAATGAGAGTATGCAGCAATGTGTAAAGCTTCACGAGCAGCAAAGCCAGATAGCATCATGCGAATTTCAGGCTGAGGAAAATATGGTAGATAGTTACGAACATAACCACCTGCAACGTCGATATCACCCTGTGTAAAAAAGCGAAATATATGCGTTAGGAATTGTTTTTCACCATCAGTAAGTCTATTCTTCCAGTCTTTAACATCTTCGATCATTGGAACTTCGGTGTGAAGCCAATGAGCCTGTTCATGTTTTAACCAAGCATCATATGCCCATGGGTAGTTGAAAGGTTTGAAACTATTTCTTTCATCGGTTAGTGTTAATTTTGTTTTATTTTTTGTTATCATTTTATTTGCTCTCTACTTTATTTTCGTACATAACATCATCTGTATTTCCTAATGCCCATTTAGGATTCACTTCAACTCGATACATTTTTGTACAAACTTTAAAATCTGGAAATAACATTTTTTCTGGATTAGATGCTGCATCAAGAAAAATTGTTCTATTGTTGGGTTGTGCTGCATACTGCCCGTTTTCTAGCTGTAAAAAATTAAATGATTTATGATCTTCAGGCCATTCTGCATAAGTTGTATCTAAAACATTTGGATCACTAAAACCATTATCCACTGTAAATAAGTATTGCCCAGGATGCCATTGTTTATCTTTGCCATAAAATTTTGCACTTAAATTTCCTAGAAAAGTTTTTCTAAGAATAGAAATGTCATGACTGAAACAGTCCCAAATTTGCAAATTATCTAAAGGAAGAAATTTTTTAGGTTCTAATTCTTTATTTCTTGATACGTAAGCGTGAATAGGTAACTTATCGTATAATGCTCCATATCTTGGCAAATAAGATTCAATACGAAAAGCTTGCCCCCGAATAGATTTTACAGAAACCCAAATACACGGTTCGTATTCTTCAAATCCCTTTTGGAAATCATAAAGGAATTCTTTTCGAATGTAACAATGAATAGGAGGCAAATTTGCGATTAAATGTGACACTGATTAACCTTTGCCCGAAGATAAAACAATTTTGCAAATATGTTCCAACCTTTCAATATGCTCAAATGCTCGCCATGGGCTTGTATCAACTGCAATAGCACCATGCCGATCCATACCTATGATATTGTACTTTAAACTTCCATCAGTGTCAACACCTAAATTTTCAATACATGCATCGGCCAGTTCTTGAGTGATAGGTGGTATTAAAGGAACACTAGGACCAACTGTCGTATATCTACTAAGCTCCGGAAACTCATCTACTAATTTTTGCAAATCGATACCTTTATACATTGCTGCCGTGATGTAAGTTGGATGCATATGTATAACGACTCTAACCTCAGTGTTAATTTTTCTTTGTATCCCCCAATGCATTGGAATTTCACCACTAGGCTCAAGTTCAGAACTAATTTTTGTGTAATTCATGGCATACCAATTATCTTGCCCAATGCCAATTTTTTTAAACATTTCTGGCTGTAGATTTTGTTTTCTAACGCCTTTTGGTGTAATATGAAAATGGTCTACAGTATTATATCTAAGGCTGGCATTACCATCACGAGTGGTCACCCATCCTCGACGATACCCCTCCCGAAAAATTTCACCTATAGTTTCTAGCATTTTTAGCCCTCACACGCAAGACAGTCTGTTCCTTGGGCCAAAGCTTTCAGGTCAATTTCTTGTATCACTTGTCGTTCAATGCTTTTTGATACTTTATCTGCTTTTGCTAATTTTTCTGAACGACAGTAGTAAAGTGTTTTTAGGCCGGATTTCCATGCCTGAAAATGCACTGCATGAATATACTTAATATGCGCATCAGGTCTAAAGAATAAATTTAGCGATTGTGCTTGATCAATGAACTGTTGACGGTCTGATGCATGTTGTACAATCCATCTCTGATCAATTTCCATCGAGGTTTTAAATACGTCTTTAACCCACTCAGAAATCCAATCCAAATGTTGCACAGAACCATCATTGGCGATAATGCTCGACCAGGTTCTATCATAATCAATCTTATCTGGGCCTTCGCTGGCTTCACGAATAATTTTATCTAGATATTTATTTTTATTAAGATGAGCACCTGAAAGAGTATCTTGACGATAAGCATTAGCACGATAAGGCTCGATGGAAGGGCTTGTATTACCCATAATAATACTAGAAGAAGCATTAGGAGCGATAGCCATAGTGTGACTGAACCTACGTCCGGTTCCTTTGGCATCAGGTGCTTCACCGCGCAGTTTACCCAATTCAAGATTTGCATCGTCTAAACCTTTTTTGATGTTTTTGAAAATGCTTATGTTTCTACCGACGGCTAATGCGGATTCCCACGGGACATTATTTTTTTGTAGATAAGCATGAAAACCAAGAGTACCAACACCAATAGATCGTTCCATGCCAGCAGAATATCTTGCGCGTGAAATGCTATCAGGAGCATTGTCAATGAAATACTGTAAAACATTATCAAGCATCTCTGCGATATCTCGAAGAAAAGTTGGATGATTTTTCCAATCGTCATAATATTCTAGATTAACAGAAGATAGGCAACAAACGGCAGTCCTGTCTTTGTCCGTCGGAAGAATAATTTCCGAACAAAGGTTTGATTGCCTAATCGAAAGCCCTTTGTCTTTTTGAAATTGTGGCATCATTTTATTACTAGTGTCAATAAAATGAATATAGGGTTCTCCAGTATTCATTCTCAATTCAAGTATTTTCTGCCACAGTTCTTTTGCTGATACAACTTCACGAACTTGCCCATCATGCGGATCTTTTAATTCCCATGAATCATCAGCATCAGGATTAACCATGCAGTTTTCAACAATCTTCATAAAATCATCGGTGATGTTCACACCATGATGAAGATTTAAAGCTCTCATATTAGGATCACCGGTAGGTTTTCTCATTTCAAGAAAAATAAGAATATCAGGATGAGAAATATCAAGATAGGCAGCGTAAGAACCTCTCCGAGTCCTGCCTTGCCTGTACGCCAACGAAGAAGCATCATATGTCCGAAGATGAGGCATAATCCCAGTAGACTTATCGTCAGCAGAACGAATTCCAACACCGATACCAATTCCACCTCCTAGCATTGAGAGCCAGTTTACTTCCGAAAGACAATCCACCAAACCTTCTGCACTATCATGGAGATAAGGCAAAAAACAAGAAATAGGTAAACCCCTACGACTGCGCCCAAAAGAAAGAATGGGAGTAGAATAACTGAGCCAATGACGACTGCTGTACTCATATAACCTTTGAGCATGTTCCGGCGAGGAAGAGAATGTTTTTGAAACATATGCAAACCTTTCTTGTGGAGAAGTCTCATCTTCTCTCATATAGGACTCTTTTAATCGTTTGATTCCTAAAGTGTCGAATAGTTTATCTCTTTCTAAATCTATTTTTATACCGAGGTATTTCATTTTTTTCCTTGTTATACAAAAGTTTCTAGTTTCGGTGGTTGCCAATCATTAGGTTTTAAAACTTTACCATCTTCTCGTTTTTTTACTTTTCCGGTCACTTTATCAATTTTATCTAGATTTGAACGAGCTACTTCGTTCCAACCACCTTCGACATCATAACCTCTCATATAACAATATCCTAGAATAACCCAGATTAAATCTAAACATGCATCCAGTTCTTCTTCTCGATATTTTGAATCTAAAAGTTCTTCATATTCTTCATTGATCAATTTTAAATAAAGATTACTATTACCTACAGTTTTTTCTTGATCACATGCTTCGATAAATTTTACAACATCATTATACACTTACATACTCCTTAATCATAGGAAAAATAGGTTCAATAGTATTTGCACACTCAATAGCGATTTGGCGGTGTTCTTTCTGTGTGCCATTTGCGGAGCGGAGCTGTATATAGTGTACCCAAGAACGCATGGTTCCAGACATGTAAAGTTTAGAGGCTGTCATGCCTTCTGGTAAAACTGCTCGGGCCTGTTCCTTTGCTATTCCCTTTGTTAATGCCCATTCGTATGCATTTTTAGCTTCTACGATAACTCTATTTTGCATCATTTCCCATTGATATGCTAGTTGTCTTTCTGAATCGATTGTCATATCAAGTTCTACAGAATTTTGACGATTTTTTTCATCTTGTTTTCTGGCTTCCTTCAGTTTGTAATCGCTGTCTGCAACGGCATACCTTTGACTAAATTCCTGAAAGGAAAATGACCTATGCCTAAGAATCTGTCGTGCGATATCTCTTGTCGTTGAAATTTCTAAACAAACACTGACCATTTCAAGAGGCGACCAGTGTTGATGTTTAATCAAATAACGAACAAGCTTTTCGGCTGTAGCATCATTATTTTGATTGGACGGATTTGAAACCCTTGCGACGTATGCGATTTGTTCCAACAAGTTTTTTCCATCTTCTCCTTGTGAATAACTAATCAGTCTTACACTTTTTTCCATTGAATAAACTCCATTTTTGCCCTCAAATTAACGAAGGTGTTTTTATCAATAATATCAACCAATTCATCTTGTGTAAAACCACTTAAGATCATTTCATTGATATCTTTTTCTTGCATCATTTCAGGCCAAATGCATATTGAAAAATGATTTTCAATGGCCTTGTCCATTAGCTTACAAATGTCTTTATTTCTCGGTTCATTATCGAAAACTAAAACAATGTTTTCTTTTGGTATAAAATTTACGGCATTGCTTAAATTTGCATCGGCTGTTGCAACAGCATTTGGCAAAAAGAGTGAATCAATTGGACCTTCTGTTACATACACTTTTTTTGTTTTATCTACTGTGTTTAATCCGAAGATTTTGGAATTTTCGTCATCAAGTTTGACTGTAATATACCGAAGCTTTGAATCATTCAACGATCTACCCTGAAAACAAACTAAATTTTCATCTTCATCAAAGAAAGGTATAATAAGTCTAGGATCTTCTTCTTTTAGATTTTTTTCATTATTTGGTAAAACCTTATCTACGAAACGTTTAAAGTCTTCACAATAATAAAGGTTATCATATGTATTAAATGGAAGTTTTCGTCTGATGCAATATTGCACTGCATAGTGTTTATCGTCAAGAGATGAAATTTTTGGCAAATCTATGAAAAATTTGTTTTTAAATTTCGGGATTTCAAATTTTATTTCTGGCTTTTTATAGTTATGATTACCATCTTCACCATTTGCGTATCGTTCCATCGCATATTCTTTGACAAGATTACTGTCAATCAAATTGATGAAATTATACATCGTATGCCCTACACCACAATTTTGGCATTTATAATAATAATCATTTTTCTTTCGAAAAACATATCCTCGTGCTTTATTCACATTTTTTTGTGAATCTCCGCAAAAAGGGCACCTAAAATTATATAAGTCCTCTTTTTTCTGAGAGAATTTATTTAGTTTAGGTGAAAGTAGTTTTAGATATTTTCTATCAATAAAAACAGACATAACAACTCACAAAAGTTTAACGAAATAGATTTGATATCATATCTAAATTTATGTTAGAAAACAACCATGCTAATGTAAGTATACCACCTGCGGCCATCCATTTCCATTCTAAAATTTTCTTAATTTCACCGTCTTCTTTTTTGTTATGTTCGGAAATGTGTTCTCTCAGACTTTTTATTTCGTCCATAATTCTTCTTTCCGTAAGTTCTAGCTTATCGGAAAGATTTCTATCGACAGTAGTGATTCTTGAATGCAACTCTTTTATATCAGTTGTCGTATCAGATTGTCTTTTTTCCATGTCTTTATATATCTGAGTAACAATGCGATCTTGGTTATCTGTCAATTTTTCAATGACAGTATCCATTTTATTGCAAAGGGTTGTTAGCATTGCCACTTGCGTCTTCAAAATGCCAACATCAACCTTTAAAACGGTAGTTTCTTTATCTTCAGACATTATTTTTTCGGAGGAACTTCCGTACCTTCTAATTTTTTATGCACTTTAATTTCTTTGCAATCTTGAACTGGTTTGCCTTCACGATCTAACACAGGCTTACCATCATTTGTAATTTTATTTACACACACTCGTTTTACTTCTGCGCTAAAAGAAATACCATGATAACTCAGAAGTGGTATCGATCCTGCAACTAGTGCAATAAAAAGTATCTTTTTCATTTTTTCTCCTTTGTTTCAGATTTGTTCGCAAAACGCTCTGCCACCGTCACACCTAATCCCGCTATTGCAATATACATCATTCCATCATAAAGATGGTGATCAACATCATAACCAAAAAATGTATTTGCAAAAAACGCTATCGAGCAAAACACAAATGCCAGAAATGTTACAACTCTTTTGCTACTAATGCCATCGTCACTTACACTCGAACGAAAAATTGTCATTAAAGGTGTCATCATAGTTCCGGCTGTGGTGCTGGTGGAGGTGCTAATTTTCCGTTATAACCTATGACTACCGGTCCTGTATAATTTATTGCAGAACCTAAAGAAGGTTCCACTTTATCTTTTTTAGCCGGCTTTTTAACTTCTTCCATTGTTGTTTTAAAATTTTCAGTTGCTTGCTTTTGTGCAGCTAACATTGCTTCTTTGTCTTCTTTACTTGTACCAGCAAGCATTATACCAGATAGTGTGCCTGTTAAGAAAGTAGCAATGGGTACAATTAATTCGAAAAATTTCTGATCGATAGGTGACATTGCATCAAGAGGTTGTGTTACAAATATGATCGAATAAAGTACAACGAATACAATTCCTGTTAATGTTAATGCAAGACATACGCCTACAAAAAACTTGAGGCGTGCCATCAATTGATCATCTGTATACACAAATGGGGGTTTATTTTCCATTTTTTACTCCTGCCGTCGGTGGTTGGCAAGCGGTACACTGCTGCGCTGGAGCAACATTTTCCACTGCTACTTTGTTTTTAAATATATTTTCTGGGCATGTTCTCGTAACTTCACATTGAGGCTTCTTACACATTTCTTTATCCCAATTTTTTGAGTCTTGGCAAGGATATCTAAAACGATCAACTGCGAAAATTGCAAGAGTCAAGGGTATAAAAAGAAGTATTAATAGTGACCAAAATAGTTTTTTATCACTGACCATATTAAACTCCTAGAACATGTAGTGCATGTTCATAGTGCTTGATACGGTCGTCAAGCCCAATCGTTCCCCCATTGATGCGTTTAGTCAATGTAAGAATATCGCCTTTATCCGCCCATTGATTCAATTTGTTGCTTTCCCAAAACCAACAAGCTGATTGTGCGGCACCTTCAAACGTTGTTAAATATTCACTGGCTTCTTCAGGTGTTATCTCTAGTGATGCGGCAAACCATGTATAATTGTGTCTTCCTGTGAGTTGAATTAAGCCTCTACCTCTAAATCTAAATCCATCTCCCGACTCCTCTGGACCGTTACCCATACGACTTGCATAGATTCTATTTGCAATCGCTTCTTGTTTGTTTGGTCTAGATGCATAATCCTGAGCAAGAGCATCTGTAGGGAAATATTTTGGAAATACTTTTCTTAAAGATTGCCATCTATAATTTAAGTTCTCTACTAAATGTATAAATCCACCTGATTCATGAGCACACTGTGCAACAAAAGCTGCAATTCTTTGTGGTGTGTTAATTTCATAATCGGGTAATAATTGTTCTAGGGCCTTGTGCCAGTGTGAAACATAAGGATTTTTAGGTAACAATTCTTTTAGTTGTTCTTCTGTTATCATTGTGCATCCTCAAATATTTTTTTGTGCGCGTTATACCATCCTATCCATGCCTGGCTTTTAATTGAACATTCATGATAGAGTGTATAGTTCTCGACCACTGTTTTGGCAACATCACTTAGTTTGACATCCTTTTCCAGCTTTTTTAGTTCTGGGCAAGGTTGTAGCAATGTTTCGGGTGCAACTGGAAAATTTTGTTTGACAGGAACTGGTTTTGTTGCACAACCTGTTAAAACAATTAATAATCCTAACATTGCAATTCTCATTGTGCATTCTCTGCTGCTTGATTTAATGCATCAATAAAAGGAGGAGGTATTTCACATTTATTGTCATACTTAACAACTTCTCTATCGACATATTGTATTACATTCTGACCTTTTTCTTTAACAATTCTTTCTCGATATACAACTTTCTCGACTATCTTAATTGTTTCTTGCGCACCTTTTGCTTCGGCTTCTGCTAATTTAGCTTGAACTTCTTTCACTTTAGCTAACCACGATTCATTGTTTGCTATTGAACCAGACATATAAACTCCAACGACAATTAGCAATACGGATGCTAATTGTATAGGTGTTCTATACATGTAAATTGCTGGAATAGGAATCAGTTTAAGAAGATAGGTTATCGCAAACCCTACGATACCTAGTAGAAGTAACAGATAGAAGATCCAGTTAGGAAGCCATTCTAGGATCCACATTTTAGGGCCTTGGTGGTTTTCTTCTTGTCATAGGTTGTACTATGACAGCTTTTTTCCTTTTTAGATGTACGCCAGGTTCTCCACCTTTTTCACCTGAACCAGCAATCGATCCGGACGAAACTACGTTTGCCGGTCCTGCTGATCCAACCATGTCTTCTCTTAATTTTTTGAATGATTTCATATTTTTCTTAGTATTTCTGCCACGTTCATGTCTATGAGTATGTCGGAAGAAATTATATCTCTACCTTTTATACCTTTCACTTTATCCGGCATGTAGTTTAGATAAATTAAGAAAGTTTTTAAAACATCATAACTTGTTTCATCAATTTTAAAAAATAATATTCTTGTGGCTGCATCTACTCCAAAAACATTATACAAAAGAATAATATGATTAAGTATCAACCTCTCTTTGAGAGTTTTGGTCACTTTATAACGACGAAATAATCGTTTTAAGTATTTAGTACGCTTTAGGTCGCTTTCGAATTCACTCATAATACAATGAGGTGAATTATATGCTTTCATCGCATACATTAAAAAGTTATCTTCATTCAAGTCATCAAACATTATAGACAAAGCCCGCCCCGAAGGGCGGACCTTTTATTACAGTAATGTAATTCTTGAGTTAGAAGACGTATAAACCGTGTTAGAGTTAGCGATTGCATTAGTTGCTGTAACTTGAACACGATAGTAATAAAGATTTGCATCAGTATTTGTTGCAAACACTCTCAGAGTATTCGTTGTGTTTCCAACATATGTCGTGTTTGCTGTTACACTGTTTGCGGCTGTAGCATATGTCGTACCATCTGTTGAGTATTGCCAGAGGAATGTTAGAGTTGCATCTGGCGGTACAACATCTGTTGTTACTGAGAATGTTCCACTGTTTCCTGCACCAGCAATAAATTGAACTGGTGTTGGTGAGGTCAAGAATGTCAGTGTCGTATCGACAAGAGTTGCATCTTCAGTTGCAGCGGCATCGTTTTGAACTTCAGCTACGCAAGCTAAAACTTCCCATGTAACTCGGCCGGCGCGCCCACCTGAACCTGTCGTCTTTAAAACCCAGCCTGTTCCGGGAATAGAACTATCTGCGGCTTGCACTTCAAACTTGTCGGCCATAAACAGACCAACAGTTTCGTTTGTAACGTACACATCAGATGTTGTGTTGCCATATAGTAATGCAACGTTTGCTGCTGTTGGTGCTGCGGCAGCTTTATTTACACCTGTTGAAACTTGGGTAACTGCCCAATATGGTGCATTTGCTGCATTATCGTAATTTCCCCATGAGGACATTTTACACTCCTTAAAAGAATCTATTTACTATTTATTATGGATTAGATTTCATGCCGTTAGGGCTATTCAACTTCGTTCTTACGACTGGTTCAATTTCAATCGTGTCACGAGGTTTACCCGTCATTGTAGTACCACCTTTAAGGATGTACTTTGCATCACCTTCTGCTTTGCCACCTTTTTCCGTTTTTTCCCAATCATAGATTGTCTCTTTCTTAAGCCCTTTTTTCTTATAGATGGCTTTGATCATTCTGGCAGATTTGGATTTTTCTTTTGTCATTTTAGATTCCATCGCTTTGACAGAATTGTTTGCAGACAAAGGAGAATCTTCTATACCATATATACCTTCGCTGACAGTTTCCTCACTTGTTGCTCTCCAGCCACCACCTTTAGACTTATACCATTTTGACGCCCACCCGTTTGCGTATGCAGATGGATATACATCAAACTTTGATCTAGCAAGAGATTTTGCTCTCGCCCAAAGTTTTGGATTTGTTGGTGAATTCTTTTCATCAATCATTTCATTTTCTTCATTTTTTGGTACACAATCTGGCACCATCTTGTTACCTTTTTTCTTCATACCAACTTGTTTATGTGTGTCCCAGCAAGCTTCATCGACAGATTCTTTTGACAGCTTACCTTTACCAAAGTTTGATACATTTACTGGCTTACCACCTTTACCGGCTCTATCTGCAACTGGATCGTGCTTGCGTTTTGCAGCAACAGCGGCCGCTCTTTCTTTTTTAGAAAGTTTTGCTCGCTTTTCATTTGACATACATTTCGGTTTTGGTTCACCTGGTTCACGGGCGCAAGGGCCAATTGCTTCACCTTTGCTGTTAATTCTTTTCCAACCACCTTCAGGATCAGTTTTACTGAACCATTTTCGTAAATCTTCTCTAGTGATATGAGAGTCTAAATCTTGCGTATCAGATTGTTTTTTTAATTCATTGATATTCTCAACTTCTTCGTTCCAATCATCATCGCGTTCACTCATACCAGAAGTTTCAGCTTTCATTTTTCTATGTTTGAATAATTTGAATTCGCTCGACTTTGAATATTTGTTTTTCTGATTGCCATCCATTGATAATGGATTCAATCCTTTTGCTTTGATGTATGACATTAATGTACCAGTACCAGCTTCATTGACTGTTTTTTCTTTGATATCACCTGGATTCGAGGTTGCCATAACCGTAAGGTGGGGTCTTAAATCTTTGTCCATTTGACGATAGACATGTTTTGCGGTATCTAAGTTTCTATAAGTTGAGTGTACTTTTTTCGATGTTTTATGAACAATAGCATAGTATTTTTTCTCGGTTTCTTCCGCCATACCCAACTTTCTCATTATATCTAAAGCATCTTTTTTAGCTTGTTTGACGGTAATTGCTTTAGCGGGACTTTCTTTACCCTTAAAGTAATCCGAGCCTTCTTTATCCCTTGAACCATATGTGCTATGACTTACTTTACCATCGCGCCCAGGTTGAGGTGCTGACTTGTCCATCTCATTAACGGTTTCTTCCGCCACACCTTCAACTTCTTCTGTTGTACCCATATCAGTATACTTCATGTGATCTCTTGAAAATTTCTTGAATCTATCTGTTCTTGCAAGATTCAAGCGATCATTGAGTGAAATTGTTCTGGGGTCACGGCCCATTGCTTTGATGTACTTCCAAAGAATTTGAGTGTTGACCTCATCTAATGGAGCATGTTTTTTTGACCATGGCTCCATTGGATCGGTATCACCGTTTGCTAATTTTCCCATGACAGATTCTTTTTTAGATTTTTTGTACGCCTCTAAAAGAATCTGTTTTTTACGTTCACTCATGGTTTTTCCTTATTTGTTTTCGCCATAAATGTGTGGATATTTCTTTTCCATCTCCTCTCTTTCCTTTTTATGTTTTGCTAAAAGGTCATTGAGTTTTTTCTCATGTGCTTCTGAATCATACCCAGCACTCTTTAGGGATTTTCTAAATTTTTCTAAGGCGGTCATCTTAGGTTTTTTATATTTCATACCCAAAGGTACAGCTTCATCAACATGCTGCGGTAAGCCTTTATGCTTAGTCTTTGCAAAGTCTCTAGCCGCTTTTGTTGTCATAGATTTTGCAGCTTTGGCAACTTCTGGGCTTGCAGGTTTCATACCTTTTTTAGCTGCATAGACCATACCCATAAACTTTTGTTGAGCTTGGCTTACCGATTTTTCGTCAATCAACTCCTCATTCACTTTTTTTTTCGGAGAGAAGAAAGAGTTTTCTGTTCTTTTACATTACCTGGAACATCCATCACAACTTTTTTCGATAGAAAAGGATTGTCTGAAGTTTTTTCGCGCCCTTTTAAAGTGTCCGTCACGGTTTTCTTAGGGTCAATTTCCTCTTTTTTCATTTTCTTTTCATCTGATGATGCACCAAAAGTACCATGAACTAGTTTGTCCAATTTCTTGTGAAACTTGTTTTCATTCCCTGCGCTTGCTCCAGCTTTCATTTCATCAATTTGAACGTCTTCTTTTTGAGGTGCACTTTGTGCTTTACCTTTTACTACTTTACCTTTTGCTTGACGAGCTAAAAATCTGGCAGCGCGTTCATCATGCCCAGGCATCAGACTTGTTACTGGCGCATGACCTTCAGGTGCTTTACGCTCATTACCTTCACTATCATAGCCTCTACCCTGAACTTTTCTTCCAGAAGCTTGTGTTGCCTTTTTTGCAGTAGAACCTTTTCTTCCAATACCATATGATGCTCTGAAACCCGGTTCTTTTGCTTCATCTATTTCTTCTTTGTTCATAGCTTCAGCTTTTTGCTTTTTTGCTTTTTTCCTTTGCATATAATCCCAAAGCTCTTCTTTCTCTTTATCAGATTTCTCAGGTGGCTTAGGTGCAGGTGTTGTAGGTTTAGATGCAGGTGGAGCTTCTCTACGCCCACCGAGATCCAGGTAAGATGAACCGCGGGTAGAACCGTATCTACCAATACGATGCATTGGACTGTACGGTCTGCCTTCAGACAAAGTTTCATCTTCTTCCTTCACACCCGCCTCATCAACCTGTTCAGCTTCTTCTTTCTTCAAACCACCACGAGCTTCGGCGGATTTTAGCATATCGATACGGTCACGATAACCCGCAATACCTGGCTTGATATCTTTAGCAGCGGCTTTCTCGCCTGCTGTAGGATTCTTAACGTGCTTCATTGTAGTCTTTGCTTGATGGCTTGACTCTTCGACTTTCTTTTCACCACGGAGAATCTTAAAATCTTGTGCATCGATTTTATTGTTCTTGTTTTTATCAATTTTATGTTGCCCACCTTTCAATTCTTCCATTTTAGCCTTTGTGTCGGCTTCAAGAATCGTCTTGATTAGATTGGCAATCGAATCCATTTTGGCAAATTTATTATTAGAATACATAGCTTTCTCCGTTTAGCAATTCCACTTTCTGAGTGATTTATTAATTCTAGAGTTAGGATCTCTTGCCGTTTTAGCAGAGGTTAATCTTTTCTTCATTCCCGTCATTCTAGCACAAAATGACTTGCGTCTGTTTGCTGCTTTAGACCCCGGTTTCAGTTTTGATGGCTTAGTGGTAACAGCCATCGAAAGTTTTGATCCCGGATTTTCTCTACGATATGAAGCAATACCTTTTCTGTTTAAACCGCCGGACTCAGACTTACCTTCTTTTCTTTGCCAGGCAGGTGTGGATTCTTCTAGATACTCTTCATTAATAAATTGTTTGAAACTTTTCATCTTTTTTTCTTCTTTATTGGTGGATTCGTTTCAATTTTATTTAAAGTTTCCATCGGCTCTTTATTAGTTGGCCCATGTGCAGTTCCAGTAACACCCATATCCGGGCTCGGTGAATCTATTGCTTCTTTTCTGAATTTTCTAAAAGATTTGGTAGACACCTCTGCGGCACTGGTATATTTATTCTCCTTCTGTTCTCTATATGTTACCATGCCTAGACCAGACATAGGATAAACTGTTCCAGAACCTCTTGTATCATACTCAGATGATACACCAGCAGGTTTTAAGACTTTGCCGGCTTCTGCGTTTGAGGTTTTTTGTTTTTTGGCTTTGATTTTGTCGGCGTCTTGCTGGAACCTGGTTTCTTTGGGTTGCGGGGTTTGTTGGAGGGTTGGCGCACTGGTGCTGGCTCTTCCTTCAACGTAGGTTCTGAAGATGTAACTACTGTTTGAGGCAACGTCTCCGTCGGTAACTGAGTCTGCTCTACCTTGTTTTCTGACGAGTTGGCAGCTGGGGCAGATGTTGTCAAGTAAGCGTTGACCTTTCTCTCTTGGGCGTCCACCAAAGAGTCGAGAGGATGTCTTTCCTCCTTTGGTGCAGGAACAGGTTTGTTCTTTGGTGATAGAAGCATTGCGATCTGTTTTATTTTTTGAAACATAGTTTTCTCCGGTTATAGCTTGTTCAAATAGATTGTTGATGTTTATCTTTTTGTTTCTTAAAAGCCAACTGTTTGCAATCTCATTCTCAACTTCAATATCTAGAAACCAATTAATCATTTCATACATGATTGTCAAATCTTCTTCTTTTTCGTACTTTTCAAATTCTGTTGCTTCGTTTAAATCAATAGAATTGTCAAATTCAAAATACTTATTAAATGATTGTTTTAGGCTTTCTGAAACTGTCTGAGTCCTTTTCCATCTTTCAAAACGAACGGATTCTTCAAGAACTCTTGCATGTTTTTCATTTCTCTGTTTTGACGAATCGTTTGAAGTATTGACGAAAACCATTAATGTTTCATAACCAAGTTCTTCTAATTCATTTTTTATTTCAACGATCATGTATTGATCATTTGTTGTACCATTGATTATCAAAGGATTTCTATTTCGCATTGCTTCTCGACGATAATCACTGGAAGACTCATGTAATCTATGCTTATCATTTAGAATAGATATGGCTAAACCGGCATTCATCTCTACAATTTTTTGACTAGGTACACACTCTCTAATAATAATATCTTTACCTGAACCTGGTCCACCTGTTACAAAAATAGCTTTAAATTTTCCATGGTTCACATTTTCATGTATACCCATTCCTGTTCTTACATCACGAAACAATTCTTTTGCATGTGCTTCTGGAACATGAGCAGGAACACCTTGCTTAAATGACATAAAATCATTGTTTTTTGCATGTTCTCGCATTTTTGATGCAGACATTCCCTCAACACCTTCTGCATCAGGATCTCTTTGCCCAGCAGATTTTACTTCTATTTTTTTGAAATTAAATAAAGCTCCTTCATGTGGGCCATTATATCGGTTCAAGGTCTTTTCATATTCATCAACTCGATCTGAACCGGCAACCATAACTAAATGATCATGCCCGGAATGATAAAGTTTAGATGCATGTTGTATAAAAGAAGGTGCTTCTTTACTTGAAGAATATATGTTGCTACCTGGAAAAAATCTTTTAGCGTGTTTCACTTTTTTTGTTACTTCTAAAGGATTCTTTTTTGAATCCGTCGAATGTGAAATAATTATATGATGAGGCGCATTATAGTCTTTTGCTATATTCTTGACATGATTAACAAGTTTTTCATGCCCAATAGTGGGAGGATTCATTCTACCAAAAGCCATAACAACTGGTCTTTCGGTTTTTTCATTTTCTTCTACTCGTTCTAGAAATGTTTTCATATGTTTCTTATTCCCTCAAAATTTCTTTTGGAGAATTCTTGTCGGTTTACAAATTTATCTGTATCGTTTTTATGATGAAAAACATATCCCTCAGGATTTGCATTTTCGCCAGCATGTTGATGTTGAAACTGCTGATGTTGGTTCATAACATTAATCAAAACATTTTTAGCATTTTGTAGGTGCCCATGCATTTTAAATAAATTGTTATAGTGCTTTTTATTGATTTCAATTTTGTTCAATTCGTTTTTGAGTTCTTCTTGTCTTGCTGTTTTGTTTTTCTCAACTTTCAATTTATCAATTTCTTTTGTTTTTTTGTTTTCTAACCAATTTTTAAAGTTTTGGTGATTGGGGGTTTCAACACTTCTTACTGTATGATTCATGTAAGTTTCCAAATGCGCACCGACACCTTGATGAAGTTTTGTGCCGGCATACATGTCGTCACCATGAGTATTGTGAACTTCTTCAGCTTTTGCCAAGTGCTTATTGAATTCTGCTCGTTCTTTTGGTCCAAAATGCACTTTTGAAGTATCCATTCTTGGATCGACACTGAAAATATCTGGATGTTCACCAAAGTTTTCATGGTCAACTTCATGAGATGCGTTCAAGCTTCCTGAATTTTTACCTTCGTATTTTAAATGAGTCACGACACCTATTTGTGCTTTTTTTGCTTTTTTACCTAATTCCCCATGGGCAGTATATGTTAACCCTGAGGGATTAGGATTGAAAGAAACGCCACCACCTTGAGCCGTCTTTTTATCTTCTGGTGAGAACATCATGTCACCTTGATACACTCCTTCTTTGGGTGCGGTTTTTGGTAAATGTTTCAAGGCATATTTGAGTTTTTCTACCAATCCAGGCGCGTGCCCGTGGTTAGTTTCAATATCTTTTGGTGTATAATTTATCTTCGGTGTTTTATTAAAAGCAGACTTTGATGCTACGAAAAACTTCCCATTATCCGGATGTCGCCCGTAAACTATTGCAGGTGAACCATCATACTTTGTTGTCAATTCGGAGGTTTTTTTACCTTGTGCTACGTGATCGGCCGCGGCCCTAAGAGAGGAAATTGAACGTAAAGCTCCCTTCTCGCCCGTTTGTAAGGCTCGATCTTCAACATGTGTTAGATGTTTAATCTGACGGCTGGCGCCTTCCTCTGGATCCTGTTGCTCCAGTAAGAATTTGACAAAAGATAACATAATACCTCGTTATTAGTACACTGTGACTATTTGGTATTTAGTAACCCCAAATTTTAGTATCAACCCATTTATCCATGTCATCACGAATAATTGAATGTCTTCCTATATTGTATTTTCCATTTTCAAAAGGATGATTTATATCAATCCTCTCGTAAGGAATTTTAAACATTTGCATTTGTGCCTCTAGCATCGTATGACCACAAAGTTCGACGGCCCTATTGTAATGATACCTAAGGAAAAGAAAAGTTGATGAGTAGATTTTCATTGTTTCCGGATCTGCTATTGCAAACTGATCATTAAACAAAGGATTTGTTCCATCAGTATCTTTTGAAATATAAACTTTACCCTTTTTTAATTGACTGAAATCTATCACCTTGTTCAAGGCAAAATCAAATCTGCTTCTGATTACGAAATCATATTTCTTATCGAAAAATAATTCTGCAACATTTCTAAAATGATCGGCTTTAAAAATAGAATAAAACATAGAAGTGCAAAAATATGCCGGATGTGATGCATTCGGAACGATCATGTCTTGATTGATTTTAGGATCCAAAGGTACATCGGACAAACAAATCATAGGTGAATAAATTGCCTTGATTTCTTCGTATATTTTTAAATGCAACAGATGATTCTCATTTTTCCACGAATGAGTAAAAACATCCACATCATAATGATCTAATAGATTCCTTTTTACATAAGCATGAGCATCGAAGTAACTTCTAGGTTGCCCTGACAGACATAGTGCTAATTTCATTTGAGATTTTTTTGACATAATCAGTACATACTCCAAATATTTGCAAGGTTTTTACATATTCCCAATAATCTTCGTTGATTTCTGGCATTACGGCTATAGAGTTTTTAGTTAAATATTTTCCTGGGTAAGTCCAGATCAAATTACCTGAAGTCAAAGTATAGTCATCATTTTGATGCCAAAAATATTCATAATGAATAGGTGAGTCACTGAAAGAATACAAAGCATCCAAATTTTTACAGTGTATCCACAAACCTTGTTTACCCAGAAAATTCATTGGTATTTCATATTGAGGTTCGTCATGCCCAAGGAACCATTTGTTATAAATCAACCATACATCAACTTCACAGTCAATACCTTGATTCAAAACTTTTTCTATTTGTTCTGGTCGATTTTCAAGTTGTTTATCTGGACCATTGGTAAGTCCACGGTGAGCAATAAATTTCATGGTGTTAAATAACCTTTTTCTGTTGCGTTTTCAATTTGTTTTTCGAAATATGGATAAAGGAAAAAAGAAGGTATTTTACTATGCTGTATATCAGTAATTTTTTCATTCCATCTTATTTTTTCTCCCCATTTTTGCAAAAATAATTTTTTACTCAACCCATGATATTCATTACTTTCTTTTCCCCTTGGTGTAAATTGCCCACTGTTTGGTCTATCTGCTATACAAAAGGTTTTATTTAATGTTCTTCCGTGATGTTCGTCATTAATAGAGCTATTTTCGGAATTGTAAATATTAGCTCTCAAAAAATAATCCGCTTCTTGGAATTGTATGTTGCAAAACCTTTCATCCCATAAACCTATTTTTTTAATAGCATCAACTCTATAACTGCACAACATATCACCATTGTTACAGGTATAAAAAGTATATTTTTCATGTATCTTTAGTAATTCTTCTACCCAATTTTTTTTCCAGATTGCATCATCTTGACAAGTGATAAGAATATCACAATCGGGGTTATTCAAATTTTTAAAACCATTAATTATTGCCTGATTCCAATTCCTGCTTAGATGCCCTGTGCTAAAGTCGGGTCTTAGTGTATTATGGAAAACAGTAACATATTTCAATAAATCTTCTGCTAAATGAAAATTGGTATGATTGTTAATCAAGTTAATATGCAACGATACTTTATCAATTTGACCATCAATACATGTTCTGATAGTTTTATCTAAATCATCTTTAGCATTATATGTCACAATAAATAATTTAATCTTTTTCATTTTAGATACGTTTCTTTTGGTTTATATTCACCTAATGGTGTGTGCATAATTGTTTTACTGACGATAAATTCTTCCCAAGGAAACCCCAATCTTTTTATGAAATGTTCTGAAACAACGTGTGGGCAAAGTAAATCTGTTTCTCTGTAGATTTGAGGAAGATGATGAAGTAACTTAGAAAATAAACCTACAGTAAAAAAGTTTCCAACTTGAATCATGTCTGAAGTGCCTTGACCCATATGATTTCTGTAACCCATAGTATAGAATTTGTTTCTATCAAAATTTGGCAGTTCTTGATTGAATACTAAGTCTGGGCGCATTCTAATAACAAGGTCATATGTTTTTCCTGTTTTAAACATATATTCTTCCATCATTGCTACGCCACGCCCAAGTTTAAAAAACATTGAAATTATATTTTTAGGTACATGATAGAAATTTTCATACTGTTTAGCCCTCTGTTCGAAATTTTTTTCATAATCTTCATAATGTTCTTTTCTCAACATTACAGGTTTGTAAGTTTCGATCAGACTATCAAAGTTGACTTTAGGTGCATTTTTGACAATACCATGTGAACTATGTGGATCCCAATACGCTTCATTATCCCACGTTTCTATAAAAATATCAGGATTATATCTATCGAGAAAGTGTTTTTTGGTATTAGGGAAAACTTGTTCCCAGCAACGCATATGGCCTGTTAATAATAAAGCAACTTTCATTTTTTCTCACTTCAATTAATTGGCAATTCACCACAAAAACTACATTTGACGAACTTAGTTTTATTCCTATCCAATGACAATCTAACAATATGATGAACTATTTTCTGTTCAATTATTATTTTTTCTTTGGTGCCCAAATTGGTTATGCTAGTATAATTAGAATTATCACCGGTTATAGAAAAACGATTGAAATATTTTTTCATATTTTCTGGTGTTCCTATTGCAAAAGTGTCATTCATATGGTCGGTAACATTAGAACCGAGAACAAGTTTAGACTTCTCTTTACATTCAACCAAAATATTTTCGTAATTTATTTTTTCATCGAAATAGAGATCCATTCTAGATTTAACAATTAAATCATAAGGCTCTCTATTTTCTTGACATTTGGAAAAAGTTTCGTATGCTTTTATTATTTTATGTCTTTGTCCATCATTAGCTGAAAAATTAACGTTTTGATTCTCTATTGAAATTTTAATCACATTAAAACCATCAAACATATTGAGTATATCTTTTTCTTCATAAAGAATTTTTTCCTGATGTTCATTTCTAACATTATAATCAGGTCTGAATCCTTCTTTGTAAGTTTCAATATAAACATCCACCAAATGATTTTTATCATTCAACATTTCCATAATATTATTTTTACATACATTCCATGATCTTATATGCCCTGTAAAAATAATTGCAATTCTCATTTTTCCTCGTTTTATTCTTCCATAATTAAATTATTTATTTCATCATTTTTCAACTTGAACCCAAATCCAATTCCCATGACTGTCACCTGGACCAGTTCTTTCGATAACATGTTTGAATGTTTTAAAACCTATTTCTTTCAAATCTTTTTCTAGGTATTCATGATTTGAAATATTAACATCATTATCACCATTTGTCGATGCTGCTTCATAGTTATTTACATAATAATCTACGGAGTTGGGTTTAGGTGAACCGTATCCCATTTGAAAACAAAAATAGCCCCCCTTTTTCAGCACACGATAAATTTCTTTCATTATACTATAACGAATTTCATGTACACAAATATGTTGTAAACATATCACAGAAAAAACCAAATCATAAACTTCATTTTCTGTAGGTATATTATCTCCACTATTGGTGTAAAGATTTGGAATTTCAAGGTTGGCATCTTTTATGTTGATTTCAGCATTTTTGATATTAACTTCACCAATATCAACACCATCAATTCTTTTAAATTTTTTGTTGAATCGTATTAGATTTCTTCCTGGCCCACAACCATATTCTAATGCAACCATGTCTTTTGTTTCTACTTTTGGAAAAAGATATTTGTCATAGTCTTCAAAATTATTATGTCCAACATATGATCCAACAACGGGATTTTTATTCTGAATACTCCATTGTTTGGCTAAATTGTCATAATGATTCTTTTGCATTAAAAGATAATCGTCTCCACTTTTTTTCACTTTCTCACTCCTTATGATTATCCAAGAAATGTTTCAAATCCTCTGGAGTACCGATACCCCACATCTTTTCAATATTTTTTACTCTAATTTTTTTACCGTCTTGAATTGCTTCATTAAACACTGGGCAAACATAGAATTCATTATTCACACGAATATTTTTTTCAATCATTTGCTCTGCATATCGAACATAATCTGAACCGTGTCGCCAGTAATAAATTCCTACTGTCGCCATATTGCTAATAGGTCTTTTTTCCGCAACTTCTGAAACAAAACCATCATCACCAAGTTTAGCATATGACCATTTAGGATGAGTTGCTTCAAAAGTAACAATACCGCCATCAATTGAATCTGCTGTAAAAGCATACAAACATTCGTTTGAATTCCATTCAACATATTGATCGGAGTTTGCCATAACTAATGGGTTATCGTTGTCAATAAATTCTTTTGCAAGCAATGTTGTACAGGCAGCACCTTCGGTAAGCCCATCAACCTGAACAATTTTACAGTTGGGTGCAATTAGATTGAGTAGATATTTTAGATTGTATTTTTCATAATGTTCTTTTTGAACGATGAAAATATAGTTAGCCTCAATGTTCAAATTTTCAACAACTACTTGAATCATTGGTTTACCTCTTACTTCAATGAGAGGCTTTGGAAAGGTATATCCTGCTGACGCAAACCTTGAGCCTGCGCCTGCCATAGGAATTAACACATTGAGTTTATTGTCTCTCCATGGAAGAGATTTTTTACTTTTACCTTCAATTGTTTCCATCATGTCCTTCAACCTTTGAGTCATTCTTTCTGAATTAACTTCTTGTGAATTTTCTACGGGTAAAAGATGAGCACCGGAGTCCATTGCACCTTGTCTACCGATATGACTATCTTCTACAATTATTGTATTTTTAGGAAGCACATCTAAAGCTGTCATGCATTTCCAATACATTTCAGGATAGGGCTTTGTTCTACTTACATCTTCATTGCTGACATAATAATCGATAGCATCCATTACACCAATACTTAGTAATGATAATTTTACAGTTTCTCTGATGGAGTTTGAAGCAACTGCAATTTTGTATCCTC